CACTTCGCCCTGCATCAGCGGGACACGAACCGGAGGTACCGAGGCGTCGAACATGATGAAGTCGTACTTGTATTCGCCCGGAACGAGCGCAGCGGTGATAGTCGCATCCGGCACATTCAAGTGCAGGATACGTTGAATGGGGTCATCAATCACGATGGTCCCACCCGCAGAGGTGAGCGTGAGCAACGCGACAGTTTGGTCCTTGTTACCTTTAATGTCCATCCGAAAGGACTGGCCATTGAAGTTCCAAGTCGTATCACCATCGGTCCCGAACTTGAACGCATCTATCCATGTTGCGTTGTTCTTGATAACCATGTCAACTTTTGCAGCAGTGACAGCCATGTTAGAACCTCTGATCCTGACCGGTACTGACGTTCAGATACCCGCGTTGTGTGTTGGTTCGGTAGTCGCGCGGGAAGCACCAAGACTGGCCACCCTGCGAATTGGCGGCTAGAGTTGCGCTGCGCAGGCGCGCGATGCCCTCTTGGAACCGCTTTAGATGGTAGGTCCCTAGCGTGTCGTTGCTGTACGACTTGTTCTGAGAACTCATCATCTTGCCGAGGATACCATCGAGAATGTAGCGCCCCCAGACCGGCAGAACCCAGTCAGGCCCTATCGGCGTCTGGTCGCGGGTCGTCGGCAGTACGACATTCTTAATGACGACGATCTGCAAGGCGGTCGGTGTGTTCGGCGGGAAGCCGAGTTTAACAGTGCCGATAGTGGGCATAATGGCACTGACCGGAGTGAAGGCACCCAGATTACCGCCCGGAGACGCGGCTTTGGCCGCGATGTAGGCCGCATTGGTCGGAAAGAGGGAGTTGGATAGAACTGCACCCAGCCTAATGATCTGGCCTTCGGTCGGTTCAACAATATACTCCTGCTGATATGCGACCGCATCAACCGGGACACTTTCCTGCCACCCCGAGGATATATCGAAAAACTCATGCAATACATCGAACAACTCCGCTTTGATTGCGGCAGAGGACGCCCCGGTCAGCTTGACCGTGGCTTGGTTCAACAGTTTGCGTACATCTTGTTGTGCTAACATTTACTTACCCGCCTGTCCGCGACCGGGCGGCGACATGATCGCCTGCGCTCCGGTACCGATCAACATCGAATTGAACGCTGACATAAATGCTGTGGCGCGACTGTCCTCAATATCCTCTTGGTCGCGCATGAGCGCGTGAGCAACGGTCCCGAACACGAAAGCCAACCGGAAGGCAGGCTCCATGTGAAACTCCTCGTTGTCGTTGGAATTGAAGCTAGGCACACGATCATGCCCATGCCGGTACACGAATAGGTCCGGGCGGATACGCCGGGCTTCCAATATGGTGGTATTGAAGGCCACCAGCAAGGAGGGGTCGTCATACCGGTATGGCTGAATTACGTCTTGGAGGAGGGTCCGGGCATCAGAGATATAGTCGGATACCGTCTCCAACGTGTCGTTATCAAAGTCGCTCATGTCGGCCCCTGAGTTATAGGAACCCCAGCTATAACTCACAGGGGTTAACGATTTAATAAGGAAAAGGCCGGGTTTTACCCCGGCCCTATCCGTGTTGCGTACTCGGGGCTATTAGTTGCCCGGAGTGACCTGAGCCTGAACGAGCGCCTTGCCGTCGAGGATTTGGTATCCATAGACTTGCAGGCCGCGCAGGATTTGGCCGAACGTCAACTCTGACCGCAAGGTTTCGACCTTGCTGATCTGTGAAGCAAACGTCAGTCCGTGGGCGTGACCGGCATAGATCGGCCATTCGCCTACGTTGAAGTTGGCAGGCTGCGAACTGTTGTTCGGCAGCAAGTTGCTGATGTAGATCGTGAACCGATCCACCATGCCCAACCGACCGTTGCGCAGCATCGAAACGCTGTCACCGGACAGATAAGCCTGTCGCAACTCAGACTGCTTGATCTGACGACCCGCCCAAGCAGGCAGAACGACCCAGCGGCCTTCCTCGGGGATATTCTGCTCGTCGAGGACCTGCCCCATACGCATCAGAACGTCCAAGAGTTCGATCTGGCCACCAGTCGGGTTCTTGGAGACAACCGTCAGCGGAGCGCCTTGGACACCCAAGTTCAACGACGCGGTGATGACACCGGCAGTCGTGCCTTGGTTGGCCGCAGCCATACCACCGTAGATGCCGCCCAGAACGTCTTGGTCAACCGCGATCTTTAGCTGTTGAGCCGCGTCGTCTGACCAGATGGAGAGAATATTCAGATCGCTCTGAACTTCCATCACGTCATCGAGGATCAGCGAGAAGTACTTGCCGTTACCGATGAACAGTTCGACAGAACCACCGCTCGGACGATCCAAAGCCAGCAACCCGTCCGCGCCGTAGTTGCGGATCGTGATGGTCGGCTTCGTACGGATTTTAACCCGGTCGCCCTTATTTTTGATTTCGCCTTCGTAGTCGGTATTGGAAATCGCCGCCAGCACAGTGCTAGCGTAGAACTTCTCAACCAACTTGCCCGACCAAATTTCTGGAATAAATCCAGTAGCTTGGAGGGTATTGCCCGAACCACCGGACGGATAGACCGGTACGTTGGTCGGTGCAATAGGAAACGCGCCGCTCGGAATAGCCATTGTAGGCCCCTACGTTTGTGGGGGCCTACGCATTATTGCGTGGTTCTGGCCCCCGGATTAGCGAATACGTCCTTCGCGCTGAGCCAAGAAGATGGCCTGCTCGGTTGCGTTCTTGTCCGCTTCTCGGCCCCGGTACACACCGGCCCGAACATCGGAATAGAATTTTGCAACTTGAGGACGTGTGAAAGATTGTTTATCGTCGGCGGGCGCAGGCGTGTTTCCACCACTTGCGGGTCGCGCTCTGCCGGGTGCAGCCATCGTTTCCAAACTTGCAGCCGCAACGCGAGGAGCCGGGGACGGCTGCTCTAGGGCTACAGGCGGTTCGATATTGCCCGTGGCAACTTCATCGTCGATGAAGCCTTTGAAAAATGCCAACACCCGAGGAGCCGAAGCTGCTGCGAACGCGGCATCTAGCATCTGTTTCCTTACCACGCCCGAGTAAATATCTGGTAAAGATAGCCATTGGCGGAAGCGCGGGGAGCGATTTATTTCACGCCAGTTGGTGATCGCACCATCCAAAGCGTTGATAACTCCTTGCTGTTGCTGCTGAACTAGCCGTTGGGTCAACTGCTGGTTCTCTTGCTTCACGGCGTTGAGTTCCGGCTCGACGGCCTCGCGGGCAGCCCGTTTGGTCAAGTCGATCAGATCATCGCCGTAGTTTCGGCGGTCGTCCTCCGTAACCAGCGTATGCGGCTGAGGAGCCTGCGTGGAGTTAGGCTGGTTGAGCATAGCCTGCGTCCGGGTCAGTTCGTTGGCCATCAGGGCCATCTGCTCCTGCATCTGAGCCATAACGCCTTGGGAGGCATCGTAGCGACCCTTCATAGAGCGGAAACGGTGTTCCCACTGCTCGTCGCTCACCTGCGCGGGCGGCTCGGCGGGCGCTGGCGCTGCCGGTTGGGCAGGCGCAGAAGCCTTTGGTTTTGCTCGGGTTTTCGGCGGTTCTACCGGTGCCGGTGCCGGTTCTACTGCCGGTTCCACAATCGGAGCAGGCTCAGGTTCAGCGGGGGCCGCAGCCGGTTCGGCTGGCGGGGTCTGCTGGTAATAGGCTTCCGCCCTCGCGGCGGCTTGCTTGACGCTATCTGGGATTTTTACGCTGGGGTCGATGGGGGCGCGTGGGGTGTCCTTCGCATCGACTGAAATATCGACTGGCATGGTAGTCTCCTATACGCACACGGCTTTATTGCGGTGTGGGTTGATCGGTCTTGTCGCACTCTACAAACAACCTCATCAGGGACCTTAGCTGTTGGCACCGGCCTTGCTGGACGAGGATTTGGTCGCTGGTCGCTTCGGAGAGTGCCTTCAAAGCGTCCATCGTGTAGTCATTGAGTTGGTTCAAGAAGTTCTCAAACCCCTCAGGATTGGCATTACGCAGCGAGAGCATCGTCAACTTTAGATCACGATATTGTGAACTCATTACATTCCATCTTGATCGGTATCACCCCCGAAAGAGGAAACGCCCTGCATTGGCGATGAAGGATTAGCCATAGGGGTGGACTTGGCATAATCGTTGATCGAGGCGCTATTATAGTTGGGGGCAAAGGGTTTTGAGCCTTTTCCCGCATGTTTGACGATTGAGCCGCCCTTCGTGAGCGGCGTCAGGTGCTTCTTGAGAACGGCCATCAGCTTTCTCCCGTCTTTCCGGTATCGCCAAAGCCAGCGTTGACCTTGGGGACATTCAACGATTTCGAGTACTGCGTTACGTTCTCGGCAGGCTTGATGCGCGGACTACGCAGAGACGGTGGTCGAGTACCCAACGCGAACCGCGTAAAGCTAGGAGCCGAGGATTGCCTCGGCCCACTGATCTTGATCCTGACCGGGCCAGCCATTGGACAGCCTTATCGGGCGCTGGTAATTCCGCCCTGCGCAGGCAGAGCGCCGGTAAAACCGAACATCTTGCCCTTGCCGCCAGCGGCGAACTTCGCACCCGGCGCACTATCCTTTGCAGAATGGTCGCGCGTGGTGCCCTGCTCCGCAGGCTCCGCAGCCTGTTCAGAGAACATATGCGTCTTTCCGCCCTTGGCGAACTCGACGTTATGTGACTTTTCGTTGGTAGCCATGTGAGTACTCCCGGTGAATAGTACCGGGAGGTAATCACACGAACCTTAAGGGAAGGTTAAAAGAGGCGGTCTTTCCACGTCTTGGGGGTCTGCCCGTTCACAATCTCCAAGTCCAGATGGTACTTGAAGGGCTTGGGGCCACGGGCAACAATCGCGAGCAACATCTTTTCCAAGCCAACCCGTAGAGGCGTTTTTGTCTCGTAGCCGAGCAACCGTCGCACCTTGTCAGAGGAACATAGTGCTACCTTCACTTCTTGCGGACGACCGGGCATGTATTTCGGAGCAAGAACGAAGTGGTCGAGCAGCGAGGCAATCTCGCGGGCAAGATCGTTGATCGAGATTGGCTCCTCATCGGGACCGATGTTGATGACTTGCCCAACCACATTATTCTCGAACGCCATTGCCTTGAGGCAGGTGATGCAGTCATCGACGTACGAAAAACACCTCTGCTGGGT